TAAAAGTATTTAACCAAAAAACAAATATTATTTTGTTTTTATTTTCATATTTAATATCTGGGTTAAAATATCTTCTGTGGTATCAGTTTCAAATAAGTTATCCCCAAGAACAGTTGATATTATTTTTTTCTTTCTATCCAACATATCATATATAATTCCCTCAATGGTGTTTTCAAATATGGGATATAATACAGAAACTGAATTCTTTTGTCCAATTCTATATGCCCTATCTTCTGCTTGACTATGATCTGCTGGAACAAAGGATAAATCATTAAAGATAACAACATTTGCACTTGTCAATGTAATACCAACGCCAGCTGCTTTTATATTGCCAACAAAAACCTTTATCTTATCATTTGTTTGAAATTCATCAACACTCTCTTGTCTTTGTTTTGCTGTTGAACTACCATCTAATTTAACAGCAATTTTATTAAAATGTTCATATATTTTATTTAATGAGTTTGTGAAATTTGAGAAAACAATAATCTTTTTCTCTTGCTCCAATGTATTCTCAATAAATTCTATAGTACTCTTAATTTTTTCATCTGCAATTATTTGTCTAACTTTCATTAGTTTTGAAAATTGAACACTCAAAGATTTTGATTCTTTTGGGTTATTTTTAACCCATTCAAAATACTCCCCCATAACATCCTCATATTCTTTTGATTTTAATCTTAAATAAATTGGTGTTATTATTTTTTCTGGTAAATCTAATACATTCTCTTTTAGTCGCCTTAATAATAATGGTGACGTTCTTTCCCTTAACTCATCCAAATTTGACGCACCGCTCACATTCCATACCTTATTCATTCCAACACTAAACTGATATCCAGCACAGTATCTTTTAACATAGGCCATCCAGTTTTTTGATACGGGGCTATCAACCAATGATAATAAATTAAAATAATCAATCGGTCTTGATGTTAATGGCGTTCCAGTCAATAACCATATTTTATTAATATCTTTGCAAATATCATTTATCAATTTTGTTCTCGATGCTTGGGGGGATTTAATATAATGACATTCATCAATTATAACCAAATCAAATTTTGATTTCTGAATTAAAGATTCTTCTTTAGTTTTTAATGAATGAAAGTTTTTAATAATATCATAATTAATGATTACAAAGTCAGCAGAATCTTCATATTTTTTTCCCTCACAAATATAAATTTCTTTGTTTGAATAATTTTCAATTTCTCTTTTCCAATTTTGTTTTAAACTTGCTGGACAAATAATTAAAGTTTTACTTGGTTTAGCTTCAATTGAGGCAATAATTGCTGAACTAGTTTTACCCAAACCCATATCATCTGCTAATATGAATTTATCATTCTCAAGCAATTTTATAATTGCTTCTTTTTGATGTTCAAAGGGTATTCTATGGGAATACTTTTCATAATCAATAACAACATTTTTATTTGTCTTATCCACAATAATTCCATCTTTTGGAATCCAATAAAGGGTTAATCTATCATTATCAAAAAATCTACCAAGAATGTGGTATGATTTTTCCTTCTCAACCAATAACTTTTCAATCCATATTTTTTGGGGAACACTTGTTAATAATTTATCATCAGCAATCATTTTTGCAAAATAGATATCAAGGTCAACCCACTTTCTGGCAATCTTTGGTCTTGTCTGGTTAAATAATGAAATGTATTCAACTTGGCTTGGAGTCAAATAAAAATTTGGGTTTTCCAAAGCCATATTCCTTAAACCATTTAAATAATCATTTTGACCATTATATGATTTTAATAACAACAACGCCTCGTCCTCACTTATCTTTTTTTTGTTCATAATTTATATCAATATTATTTAATAATAATAAATAAGTGTTAAATTATCAACTAAATGATATTTATTTTAGATAAAAGAATATATATGGCAAAAATAGTTCCTATAACCAGAATTGGTAAATTTTTTGGCGCAGATGATTATAATTTGGATATTGATTTGGGTATGGAATATATGGGTGGTGATTTAAATATGACCATTGTTTTATATAGAATTGATAGAAAAAAAACAAAAAAAGATGATGTTTATGGTGAATCGCCAACCGATGGAATTGTTTTTATGCCGCCAATTGAAATAACAGGATTGGTTCAAATAGTTGAGTCAACAATGAAACAATTGGGTAATTCCAAAATTGAACAAAAAGAACCTGGTAATCTTAAATTATCATTATACCAAAAGCAATTGGATGATTTAAATGTTGAAATATTAAAAGGTGATTATTTGGCTTATTATGTGACAGAAGATAAAGTTAGATACTATTCTGTTAATGATGATGGAATTGTTAATATGGATAATAAACATACATATGCTGGTTATAAACCATTCTATAGAACTATTATAGCCACATTTGTTAATAAAGATGAATTTAGAGGAAAATAATGAAAATTATAGTTACAGAAGTACAATTAAATAAAATCACAGAAATTGTTACAAATAAAAAAGTAATTTGCAACAATTGTGAATGGTCTTGGAAATTGGCAGATGGCGGCAATGATCCATATATATGTCATAAATGTGGCCACGATAACGAAGAAAAATAATATGACATTACCCAAAAAAATAAAAACAAATCTGGATATTGTATATGATAAAACTCTATTAGATAGAAGAGAAGAGTTGTTGGATAATATCATTGACAATGGGACATATTTACCAAAATCTTTATTACATGAGGATCTTGATAAAGGTATGCTTGAATTTGTTAAAAATGATTTGCAAATTTTAAGTGGGGGTAAAATAATTCCACTTGTTGAAAAAATAATTAGCACTCAAAATTGGTCTCAATATACTGAAACTTGGACTTTCATTGATGAAGATAATAATCCAGTTCCACCATTTATCACATTGGTAAGAATGAATGATTCCAAATATGGAACAAACCCAGCAACACAATATACAATACCAAATAGAAAACCATTTTATTTTGCAAGCGTACCAACATGGGATGGACAAAGAAATGGATTTGATATTTATTCAATTCCACAACCTGTACCAATTGATATAAATTTTAGTGTTAAAATAATTACAAATAGAATTAGAGATTTGAATAAATTCAATACAAAAGTGTTGCAAAAATTCTCATCTAAACAAGCATATGCAACAATCAATGGACATTATATACCAATCATTTCAACCAATATATCAGATGAATCACAAATTAATACTGATAGCAGAAAATTCTATATTCAATCTTATGATTTCACAATGTTGGGTTTTTTAATTGATGAAGAAGAATTTGAGGTGAAACCAGCAATAAATAGAATTAGCCAAGTATTTGAAACTGAAATTCAAAACCAAGTATCAAATATACCAATAAGTTCAAACTTACCAATAAATGATTTAACTTATGAGATAATTTAATATGGCATCAGCATTAAGGATAACAAGCCTAAATTTGAGTGGAGAAATTGTTTTTGTAACATTACTACAAAACAATATCACTTATATTATTGGCGAAAAAGTTATCCCTTTTGATGTTTACCCAAGACCTGAAACAAGTAAATTAAGTGGACTATATACTCTATATGTTCCAAACTACCTTACAAGTTATGATTTAATTATTCCAGAAGTAGTTGATCCAACACCAACACCAACTGTGACCCCTACTAACACTATTACACCAACTATTACACCAACTCAAACAATAACACCTACTAACACTATTACACCAACTCAAACATAAACACCAACTCAAACAATATATTACAGGTACACTAAAATAAGTTAATATGAGTGAAATTAAAATTGGGCTTCAAATATGGGCTAAAGAAAATGTAACAATAACAAAATTTAGGAATGGTGATGATATTCCATTTGTACCAAATAGGAATGAATGGAGTGAATTGACATCACCAGCCTATTGCATAAATGAAAACAATAATTATTTATATAATTATTGGGCAATAATTGATTCAAGAAATACTGCACCCTTGGGTTGGAGGATTCCAACCGAGAATGATTGGGACATTTTAATAAATCATCTTGGTGGTAAGGATAATGCTGGATATAAATTAAAGAGTATTGATGGCTGGTTAAATGAAGTTCATAATTTTGAAACAGGTCAAATAATTACACAAAATTTTGGTGGGACAAATGAGGTTGGTTTCAATGCAACGCCAATAGGGTTTAGGCATATGGATGGAAATTATGCAACAGATTTATTATGTGCATTTTTTATACCAGAGTCAATTGATGAAAATTTATGCAAATACTTATTTTTATTTTCAGGAAATGAGTTTGGTAAAGGTGGTATGTGGAAAAAAGATGGGTTTCCAATTAGATTAATAAAGGAATAATAGTTTTTGATTATTTTTTAGATATTTATATGAATAAATAAAAAATAACAATGGCAAATCAAAAAGTATTCGTATCCCCTGGTGTATACACTTCTGAAACAGATTTAACGTTTGTTTCCCAGAGTATTGGTGTAACCACATTAGGAATGGTCGGTGAAACAATTAAAGGTCCTGCATTTGAGCCTATATTCATTACAAGTTATGATGAATTTCAAACTTATTTTGGTGGAACATCACCTGAGAAGTATATAAACACACAAATACCAAAATATGAATCTGCATATATTGCCAAGTCATATTTGCAGCAATCAAATCAAATGTATGTTACAAGAGTATTGGGATTATCTGGTTATGATGCTGGCCCATCTTGGTCAATAACAACAATTGCAAATGTTAATCATTCAACTGTTGGTTTAACCGGTGGAACTGGTGTTGGTTCATCTATCTCAATAACATTTACTGGAACAACTGGAACAACTGGGACATTTGTAATAACAAGTGCTACGTATCCAAATGGTATAAGTGGATCATTATTTTCTGGTGATACTTATACAACAAGCAATGGTTCAACATCAACATTCTATGATGATTTAAAGACATTTGCAAATGATGTGGCTTTATCAACTTCATTAACTGGTCAAACATCAACTTATGGTTCATTACCAGTATCTGTGTATAATTCAATCACAGGTTCAACAAAATCTGGATTAACTGAATATAATTATTTTGGAACAACAATTCCTTTGGGTAGTGATGGTAAGCCAGCCAATGAAAATGATTTGTGGTATTATGCAACATTTTCTAATTCTGGGAATGATTATACAGGTTATTCATTTTATTACAACACATCTAATTTTAATGTTTCAAGTGGTTCATTCACTGGAACAGTAATTGGTAACACTTATACATTCACTGGAACAGCATATACAGATTATAATGATATGGTTGTGGCAACAATTAGGTCAAGAGGAATAACAAGTTATTCTTCCACAAATCATGGTCAGATTTATAGTTTAAGTGCATTAACTATTGATACAAATAATAGTACAACTATAAGTGAGACACCATTTGGTAATTTTGTTTTAAGTGGAAAAACAACATCAAACAATAATTACACATTTAATGTATCATTAAAAAATACCAATTCAAATTATATTGCAAATGTATTGGGAGTAGATAATTTTGGCAAGGATAGAAATGATGTGCCAATTTTTGTTGAGGAGCATTATCCAACCTTATTAAATCAGGCTTATAGACTTGGTTATATTAAAGGATTAAAAACTAATTTAACTTATTTGCCATCAGCAAGAAGTGGTAGTACTACATCAATTGGGTGGTATCTTGAAAAATATCAATCACCAAAAACACCATTTGTTGTTTCTGAATTGAGAGGAAATAAAGTTTATAACTTATTCAAGTTCATTTCAATATCTGATGGCAATTCAGCAAATACTGAAGTTAAGGTTTCAATTATTAATATGTCATTTAAGAATAGAACATTTGATGTATTGGTTAGAAGTTATTATGATTCAGATTCAGCACCAGTTGTATTGGAGAAATATACAAATTGCACATTAGATGAATTACAAAATAGTTTCATTGGAAAGAAGATTGGAACAAGTGATGGCAAATATAATTTGGTTTCAAAATATATTATGCTTGAAATGGGTGATGAATTTCCATCTGATGCAATTCCTTGTGGATTTATGGGATACCCACACAGAAAGTATAATGACGCATTAACACCAAATTTATTATATAAGACAAGATATTATTTTAATAATGAGGTTGTTAACAATGAACCATTTGCAGCATCAAATGCTGTATCTGCTGACAATATAAAAAGAACATATCTTGGATTTTCAACAAATTATGGATATGATAATTCTTTATTAAACTATAAGGGTAAACAAAATCCAGCAAGTATTATTTCTGATAGTTCAGAATGGAATGTGGTAACAAAAGGTTTCCATATGGATTCAGGTGCAACAGTTGTTACAATAGCAAATAGTTATACAACAAGTGGTCAAACAGCATTTGAGGTTGGTAGTGGAAGTTTTAATTCAGAGCCAGAAACAAATTCAAATCCATATTATTACCTATATTCAAGAAAGTTCACTTTATTATTTGAGGGTGGTTTTGATGGATGGGATGTTTATTCTGAAAGAAGAACAAATGGAGATACATACCAAATTGGTGGTGTGGATTATATGAGGGGTGCGTTATCCATTTCAGGCAAATATGCAGCTGCAACAGGTCAAGGAACATTTAAAGAAATTACAGAAGGTGATGGAACAATTGATTTTGCAACAACAGACTATTATGCATATTTTAAGGGAATTTTAACATATAAAAATCCAGAATCAACAAATATAAATATCTTTGTTACACCAGGTATTGATTATATTAATAATAGTAATTTGGTTGAAAATGCCATTGATATGGTTGAAAGTGATAGAGCAGATTCAATTTATATTGTTACAACACCTGATGCAAATTTATTAACAACTGATGTGAACAATGTTATTTATCCCCAAGAATCAATTGTTTCTTTGGAGGAAACAAATATTGATTCAAATTATACTGCAACATATTACCCTTGGATTTTGGTTAGAGACCAAGCAAATAATACCCAAGTTTATATTCCACCAACAGCAGAAGTTTGTAGAAACTTGGCATTAACTGACAATGTGGCATTCCCCTGGTTTGCATCAGCAGGTTATAATAGGGGTTTAGTTAATTCAGTTAAAGCAAGATTAAAGTTAACACAAGATGATAGAGATACTTTATATCAAGGAAGAATAAATCCAATTGCAACATTCTCTGATGTGAATACTGTGATTTGGGGAAATAAAACATTGCAAGTTAGAGAATCAGCATTAAACAGAATTAATGTTCGTAGGTTGTTATTGCAAGCACGTAAATTAATCTCTGCGGTTGCTGTGAGGCTTCTTTTTGAACAAAATGACCAGATAGTACGTCAACAGTTTTTGGATACGGTAAACCCAATCTTAGATGGTATTAGAAGGGATCGTGGTTTAACTGATTTCCGTGTTACGGTTTCAAATGACCCAGAGGATATTGATAGAAATACAATGAGTGGAAAAATATATATTAAACCTACAAGGTCTCTTGAGTTTATTAGCCTTGAATTTGTGATAACCCCTACTGGTGCTTCATTTGAAGACGTATAATGATGGATATAACCAACATTAAATACTATAATGGTTATTAATGATGGAAAAACACAACACAACCCCCCCCTCAATGTAGAAGTTGGGTGGGGGGTTAATCCTCATAAATAATATATTCTACAATCTGTGAACACCCATAAACATACCTACTTTCAACTTCACAAATGTACAGAATCTTTGCAGAATTATAAAATGAAAGATAACATCTTAAATTTTTCTCTGGATTCAGAATCAAACAATTTTTCATAGACTATTTTCTTGTCGTTGTCTACTCTAACATGGTGTATCTCATCAAAAATGCCTAATGATCTAATATTCCAAACTCCTGGAGATGTCTGTATATTGACTATTCTTTCTCTGTTTACAATTATTGAAATTTTTTCTGGGGTATTTCCTATTTCTCTATAGAATATATTTAAATTTTTATCTTCGTCATTATAATAAAGGGTCCAATGTAAATTCCTATGATATAACTGGTCTCCTATTTTAAGTAAATCTTTGCTTGGCAACTCAGAAAAGAAGATTTTATTTCCTGATTCAATAAAAAGTTTTTTTGTAAAATTTTCCAGATATAATAATTGAAAAGAGTGCATTTCATTTTCTATGAAATCCCTATTATATTTTTTAAAATTGTCTGGTAATGATTTCACCTTAAAAGATTTAAAACATCCAAGAATAAATCCACTTTCTTCTGGGTCTTTTCCATCTTTGGTGTAAAAAATAGTATCATACTCGTCCAGAAGCTTGCTATTTTTAATAATTAAATCCTTATCTAATAATTCGCAATCGTATTCCATATGGTGCATGTTTTCATAGCCAAAATTTAAAGCTATCTGGGCTGCCATTGAAAGCATACGGTAAATAGCAAACCCATAAAATGTTTTTGAGAAAAATTTAGATACTATCTTTTTATTATCAAATGTATAGTAAGAAAATCCAAGAAGGTTTGGATTATCAGATATATCATTATTATAATCATATAAATAATAATGACATTTTTTCTGAATATGAATTGGGATGTGTGAATGAGATATTAAAACAATGTGAAATCCGTACCTTCTAACAGAATCCACACATCTCTCTAATATAATTTCTTGTTCTTCTGTTGGACAATATGCTGATATGCAAATTAAATCTTTCATTTTTTCTATGTTTTATGTTTTGCATAAATATATTAAAATTAATTTGTTAATCCAATTTGGGTAAAATTAAAATACCCCACAATGGAGGTAGGGGGGGTTAATTCACTTAATGATAGATATAACCAACATTAAATACCATAATGGTTTATAATGATGGAATTTTACAACAACCCCCCACTTCAGCTTTGAGGTGGGGGTTTTTTTTTGGGTTTTTAAATATATATATTAAAATACTTACAATTATGAAATTAAGAAATATTATATCAAAAAATATAAATGAATATTTGTTTGAAGCACAAAAAATTAAAACTAATATAAATGATAATTTTTGGAAATGGTTTGGGGATAGTAAAATTATTGAAAATAGAGAACCAATTTCTGTTTACCACCAAAATGTTTCTGGGGATAATAATTTTAATGAGTTTATTCCCCAGAGTTTTGGCACCTTTGGTCAGAATTCAATGTTTTATTTTGCAAAAGATAAAAATTGGGTCAAAAACTTTGTGAAAACTTTTAACAATTCAAACAAAGAAAAACCAAGAGTTTTTTATTTATCAATACAAAATCCATTAAACTTACAAAATCTTTTGTTAACACCAAAAGAATGGGTTTCATTTTTAGAAAATAAAAACCTATTAACTAATACAATTAAAGATTCTCTAAATAATATGCCTAACTGGGCTTATGGTGGATTTAACAAAATACCTTCGTGGAAAATATATAGGTATGATTTTGGCGAATTTGTTGATAAATTAAAAGAAAATGGATATGATGGGGTTATTCAAACTGATGCTAATTATGGTAGAACTAATGATTTAACTACCTATGTTGCAATTAAACCTAATCAAATTAAATCTGTTAAAAATGATGGTAGTTGGGATATAAATGATGATAATATTTATTCATAAAACAAAAAACCCCATTTCTTTAATTAGATTTGGGGTTTTTTTATATGTTAGGGGCAATTACTTTACTTTAGCTATGTCAAGTATTATTTTTTTACATAATATATAATTTAATGAAAAAAAATACTTTACCAAAGAGCAATCCCAATGTTGCAATGTATATTGCATTTGGATTATGGGGTTCATTTTTATTGGGGGTAATATATACCCCAAGCAAAATTAAATATGAAAAACAATCTTATCTCCCAATAATTCAACAAGAAACAGTTTTTATTGAAAAGGTGATTGAACCCATTAAAGTGAAAGTTGATACAACAGAATCAATCATACCAGAAAATGATGTGCTTGAAGGTGTTACAATAATTGATGAGGATGCTTATTCAAAAAGGTCATATGTTTATGATATTCGAAATATGGATAAGACTGCATTGAGAAAACATCTTAAAATTAATGGATTTAGAAATTTGGATAAAGCCACTTTGGTTCAGATGAGAAGAATGTGGATGGCATTTCATTATGAGAGTATGTTAATGAATTTACATCTGCTAACAGAATTCCCCATATCTATGCTCTATTCATTCTTTATCATTGAGGCAACCACTAATGGCATTGAGACCAACTTATGGCGACTGCACGCAAATGCAGGGGGGATGAAGGCATTTAAGGGGTATGGTTCTGTGACATATAGAACCTATGAGGTGATAAGGGGAAAAAATGTAACTATGAAAGCAAAATTTATGAGTGCAAAAAATACTCAAGAAGGAATTGAGGCTTGGGCTAAAGTATTAAATTCAGGAAGATATTATGACTGCAAGAAAGCAAATTATAAATTACCAAAGAAACAATTATATGAAAGCATATGCAAGTGTGTTTATGAATCTGGATATCATACAGACCCCAAGTATAAGTTTAGAGCACAATTTATGACAGAATTTTGGAAATTCAAAACAGAAAACCTTCCAATTATTGTAGAAGAATTTTAATTTAACTTGGTTGCTCATTAAATTTGGGCAACCATTTTTTTTTTTGGATTTATAAATATTTATAAAATAAAATAATATGAAGATAATTGAAGGATTTAATGAAAAGTCAACCCCAGATATGAAATATTACGCATTTGACTGGGATGATAATATTGTATATATGCCAACAGAAATAATATTAATTGATAATAATGATGATGAAGTTGGAATGTCAACACATGATTTTGCAAAATATAGAGGAGATATTGGAAAAACTGAATTTAAATACAGGGGAACAACAATAGTTAATTATGCTGATTTACCATTTAGGCAATTTAAAGTTACAGGTGATGAACAATTTTTAAAAGATATTTTAATAGCAAAAATAGGTCCAGCATTTGATGATTTTAAAGAAGCAGTTAATAATGGATCCATTTTCTCAATTATCACAGCAAGGGGACATAATCCTGAAACATTGAAAAAAGCAGTTAAAATATATATTGAAGAAAATTTTAATGATATTAGTAAAAAGAAAGTTATACATAATCTTAATAAATATAGAGATTTAATCCCAAGTCAAAGTGATATTGATATAATTGATGAATATTTGGATTTATGTAAATTCTATCCAGTTTCTTTTGGATCAGGTAGTGCTGCTAATCCAGAAGTAGAAAAAGTGAAAGCATTAAAGGAATTTTATGAATATTGTAAAGAAATGGCTAATGAAATTAAAAAAGCATTTGAATTTAAAAATGAAGTTTCTGGTGAATCATTGAAATTCTCAATTGGATTTTCTGATGATGATATGAAAAATATTGAAA